TGTATTCCCGTATAATCCAGCGATATAAGTCTATAGGTTTTTGCGTGGGATGAATCCTTACTTCATTCAGTGCCTTATTCCCACGCTGCATCCATCCCTGATCAATAGATTTCCCCTGCATCATCCCATTCCACATATAACGGAATAGTCTTACAGAATCATGTAAGCTGCAGGATGCAATCTCACAGTCAGAAAAGGTACTTTTCCCGTTGCACTTGTCCCATACAATACGCCCCGGCCGAAAATACCATCTGAAATAGTTGCATCCGAAA